TTTGGGTAAATATATCTATCATATCCTGCGACCAGCCCGATGTATCTACACCCAAATCATCTTCTACTCCGTCTCCATTTGTATCGTTTACTGTATTTACATCATCTTTTCCCGTGTCTATTGATGTGTCTGATATTTCTTGCCAAGTCCCATCTGGGGTTAAAACCTCATTTTTATTTGTTACTGGATTTACCCTCGTATCACCCTCGTTAAATCCTTCGATATAACCAGCTACTTCAACAGCTTTTTGGTCTGGTTGAATAAGCTGAACATCTGGCATTTCCTTTACTCCATACATATTCCACCAATCATTAATAGTCCAGTTAGCTGATACTCCTTTACCTAATGGGTTTGGAAATTCTCTTTGTAAGTCCTCTCTTTCTCCCCAAATACTTATAAGGGATTTTTGTACTTTCTTTGTTGTGGTTTTCTGTGTTGGGGTAGGTATAGGAGTTGGGGTTACTGGAGTAGGTGTAGGAGTTGTTTGTGTATCCTTTTTAACTCCCATATAAGAATAAGGGTCGCTAACTCTTCCAGTATAAGTTATTGTTGGCGCTCCAGATGGAATACTTGATACCTTTTTCGCTGTCTTTGTCTTGGTATCTTTAACATATATTTCACCATTTTTTGTAAAATTATAATATTGTTTTGCCATCTTTTTGTTCCTTTGGTTTCTTTTTATTTTCTTTTAAAAGCTGTCCAAGTAGATTTATTTCAGCATTAAGCTGGATAATACGAGTATTAGTGCTATTTAAAACTCGCTGAACTTGAGCTAATTGTTCACTGGCCTGATATAATTCATTCTTTTTTTGTTGTAATTTTTTATCTAAATCCATATTTTTATATAGCGGTCATATCTATATTATAGACAGTTCCGCCTATGTTAATTCTTAAATTAGTTCCATTAAACCATAATTCCCCATCAGCAGAAGAAGTATTTGTAGGGTCTCCTTGAAAAATAATATGAGCGCCATCTCCTCCGTGATTAAGGTCTAAAGTCGGTTCTGTGCAACTGGCATAATCTTGATATATGTTTAAGCCTTTTTGATTGCCTTGAGCAAGGATATAAACTGCATCTCCTGTATTGCTTGTATTCACTGTATTTACTTTTAACCCTCCAGCAAGCCCGTCTTGAGTAATATCTAACGCTAATTGGTCATCAGTAGAAGAATCTTGAGTAATGTGGGCAACTGAATCATCAGTGCTTCCTGAAGCAAGATTTCTGGTTACTGCTAAAGCATGACCACTTGTTTGTGTTTGAGTTATATTAACTTTTTTAAAAAAACACTCTAACCATTCTTGTCCTGCTGTTCCAAGGTCAGATGATTCTCTGGAATAAACAGCAGCATCATCTATTAATAATTCATTAATTACAGTTGAACTATTGTTAATTAACTGAAGTAAAATATGAGAAGCGGTAACATAATATCTTGCTCTTAAATTAGCTCCATCATAAAAACTTAATCCCTCATCAAGAACATTAATTGTTCCTTTAACTGTAAATGTTCCAGCGCTCTTATCCCATTTAGCATAATCACCAGCAATATTGCCAATAACAACATCTCCAACATCTGTATCTCCAGTTATAATTTTAAATATTTCGCTCCCAACATCATCTTTAGCTACTAACCCAATTTGTTCATCTGGCAATACTTGTATCCTGCCTAAATCCAAACTCCCAGCTACTATCTGAGAAGGTTGAATTGAATTAGTTAATACACTATCCGTTTCAATAACTTCGTCAATTCTTAATAAATTTTTGTCAAACCCAAAATCAAATATATCCATTATTCTATAACGCCCTTATTTATTCCTTCAAGGATTTCTATTCCTTCAAAGATAAACGGGCTGATTTTAGAAGAACCATAAAGTTTAAACCTTATTCTTTGTCCTTCTATTTTTTGATTTTTAAAAATTGTTACATATTTTTTTAACTGACCAATAGTATGCCATTTAATTTTATCATTTATTTGAAATGCCAGCAAACCTTCTTGGGCTTTTTCACACACACCAGCTAATTTGTTAATTAACGCTGTTTCAGATACTGCTCCAAAATCATAATACTTAGTGATAAGCTCGTATTGAATAGCTGCGGTATTATCTGTTGTTCCGCTGTTAAGAGTGAAGATATTGCCGTCATCATCTCCGCCTACTGTGACTATATTAGTTCCATTATCCCATAAAGCTCCTCGCCTTAATTCTGTGTTATATGAATAAACTGTCCAGACATCAGAACTGATAGTATATCTCAAAACAACATTAACCCAAGAGACTCCGCCTACTGTCACATCCCCTATTGAAAAACAAACGTGGTCGCCGTCTGCTTCTACCCAAGATGAAATAGTTGCAAAATATGTTGAGGGGATTGCTTCTAAAAAGTCTGATACTGGCCTTGAGATTTCTTTAGGATAACTGCCTGTATATCGGTAAATAGCTGGTGTTTGGCTAAAAGAATAAATGCCATTTTTAGCTTCAACTACTGCTTCCTGTGAAGGAGTGCCGACTTTGATCAATGGTTCTGGGTCAACTCCAGCCTGCCCACGATAGCGATACATAAATTTCTTTTTAAAAACTAAAAGGTCTAAAGCATATCTTTTAAGGGCTGTTAAATCGCCAGCGTTTCTTGGGTCTATGTCTATAAAATCAGTAGTTGGTGACCAAGTTATATGAGGAGTTGTGCTGACTACAGTAGAATAAAACATTCTTTCTGGAACTGTAGAATATCCTGCCTTATAAACTCTTTGTTTAAAAGTTTCTATTAAAGAACATTTATAGGAATCCATATCATCAAGGTTAAGGTCTTTAGCTGAAGTGCCAACATATTGACTCCAAGCAGCGCTGCCATCCCAAGCCTTAGCTACATCTGTGCCATTAACCCTGATAACTCTGTTTAAAAAAGTAGTAAATCTTGTTTTAAGGTCTTTAGTGTCATTTTCTAATGTCTTTGTCCAACTTACTCCATTTTTGTAATAGACATCATTATTAGTTCCGTCTGAAAACACTGCGACTAATTGGGAGTTAGTGCCTTCAAAATAATAAAGGCCGAGGCAAGGGTAATTGTTGGATATTTGACTGTTAATGAGAGTTACGCCAGCTCTTAACTTGATTTTACCTAAAATATCAAAATGAACATTCTTAGCAGTGGTAACAGCTCCTTCTGGTAATAAATAATCGCTAACATTTCCTATTCTACCGTTTATAAAATTTCTATATTGATGAATGGGTAATTTTATTTCTGACATATTTATACATTATTTAATCCTCATCTAAATGACTTATATCTGGAATAAATTGAATTTCCTGGCCTGTAGTTTCTTTCATGATTAAATCGCTAATACCAACCAAAAATGCTTGGTAGTCATCATCTGTCTTCATTTTAACGTTTTTAGGATCTTGTTTTTTCTTAATACAATATTTTAACCAAGAGGTATAAAAATCATATTCTGGTTCGTCTAAAACATCTGCGTCTGAATCATAGGCGGTTAATGTTCTATAATAATCCATCCAATAATTCATTCCATTATAATCGCTTGCAATAGGGTAGTTAAAATAAACATAACCTTCGTAAATTGTAAATTTAGTAGGTAGGGTAAAAGATACATTCTGATAGACATTTACATTTGCTGAATGGTTTGAACTGCCATCTGTTGACACTGTTAAAACTCCAGTTGACCTGTTATTTGCTGAATATTCGATAGTGTCTTCATCTATTTCAATACTGCCACTATCTTCTAAATCTCGGCTGTCATCTAAGGTAATTGTTCCATCTCCGACTGTATAGGCTGAAGCTAAAGTGGTTCTGGCTGTCCCTTCCCACTCATCATCCATCTCTCTTTTAGTAACAGGGGTCATATTTTCATTAACGCTTATCCTAAAACCCATAACATCTCTATTTGTATTATCGTCAGCTATATCAGTTGGCATTGCTACCCTATAATCTCCAGTGGCAATATTACCTAAATCATAATCAAACTGCTGTCTCCAGCTCCACCTTTTCCTTTTTTGGTGAACAATTCTCCTACCTGCCCATAATCTTCTATTAAGCCAATCGTGGGTTAAGTTTTCTGAAATATCTAACCCTAATTCTTCTAATGCCCTTTCTTTAATCTTAAAAACTGTATTGTCAGCATATCCGCCAACTGGAATAGGATCAGAATATCCTGAAAAAGTGCTATCAATTGAATTTTTAAATCTGACAAAGTAATATCCTGTGGTATAGGTGGAATCTTTATAAATTGTTTCAAGAGCATCTGCTTCAATATCATTTGTCGCCATCGTATCATCAATATCATCTGTTGAAGTTGAGGTTGAATGATAGAAGACGACTTGATCATAATCAATAATATAAACTTTAGTATCTATTGGGTGATCATAGGTTACTCCGCCACTTACCAAAGTAATAGTTGTTCCGCTTGGAGCGGTTGAGGCATGAGTTTTAACAATTTCTGATTTTTCATCGCCTAATTCTCCAATAAATAATATTTGGTTAACAGCAAACTTGTTAATACTTTGAACTGTTAAAGATTCACCAGACGCTGAAACAGCCGCACTTAAATATGTGTAGCGAGCATTTTCAAATAATTCTTGTGATATATTACCGATGGGTGTAATAGCCATAGATTTATTTAATTAATTTAATTATATATTAATGGATTTCTTATGTATCTTTCAGCTCCTGCTGGCGCTCCAGCATTAGGATCTGAAAAACTATCTAAATAAAATGTTCCTCCATTTCCAGCGTCATCAATATAAACCTCATCAGCTGAAGCCCCTGCTGTTCTAAAAGCCCGCCAAGTATTCCAAGACCCGTCATCAATGCGACATCTAAATTCGCCATTTCCACTATCTCTTGATTGATCCCATTCTATTTCTGTTTTATACCAAGTATCAGCAACATAAGTCCCACAAGAATAATAAGCCCCACTGTAAATACTAAGCGTTGCATCATTCCTCATGTGTATTGAGCCTATAATACTTCCGCCATCTCTAATCCCCCACTTTCCAATACTGATATTTGTTTGAGCTCCTCTCATATAAGCAATCTGATTTCCAGTTACTTCTTCTGTAAATGTTTTAGTAGCTGTACCAGCTGCTACTGAAGTTACCGATCTTGTCCCTGATTGAGTAACAGCATCAGTAACATCAATATTATTACTTCCAGTCCAGCTTCCTTGTCCTGGTAAGTTTCCAGTAGAATATGAATCAAAATTATCTGTTAAAGAATGTTGATCTTCAGCATAAAGCCGAGTTGAGCTAACTTTAATATTGCCAGTATATTCAACATAAGCATTATTAATCTGTCCTTGTGTCCACCAACCTGAAGCACTACCCCACTTAGTTAGCCATTTACCATTTTCTAATTCTAATATTATAACTTCAGCATCGCCTATTTTAAGTGTGGCCGTTCCTAAACCTTTTCCCCTAACATACAAAGTTAAAACCTCAGCTTCTTTTAATTCAGTATTTTCTAATTGAGTTATCTTAATATTTTCTAAATATTCAGAAAGTTTATCTTTTTTAAGTTTTAAATCTTCTGTATATAATGTTTGGCAATAAAGTAATCCATTATCGTTGTAATGTTTGTCTATTTCAAAATATTCATCTTCAACTTGAGTTATTGGTAAAGCTGGTTCTTCAATGATTGGTTCTATAACTTCTGGTGTTGAGGTTGGCGTATCTCCTTGAAATAAAGGCGGTTTATGAGAATAAATAAGCGTCCCACCCACAATAATTGTTACCACTATTACTGTTATTAAAATTGATTTTTTTTCTTTAGTCATAATTTTCTGTAATGAAAGAACTTTATTAATCGTACGACTCTGTAATCACTATATTTATCCATTGAGTCATTGTCATTTTACCTACTGCTACTTCCATTTTTTCTCTGGCTGTGTATGTTCCGTTATCTAATGAAGTTCTACTAACTCCGCTATTAGTGCATTCAACATAATCAAAATTAGTTCCATCGCCAATCCCTATCGTTGCTGTGTTGTCATTTGTAATACAGTAAATCTCTGTAATAGTTTTTGCCTTTGAATTATAATCAATCGGCACTGTGCTTGTAGCATCACTAATATAATCAAGCGTACTCGTAGCAAGAACTATTGCTCTATCTTGTTCACCATAAACTCTTTGAGAATTGACATATAAACTATTTGTTGTTGTAGCACTTCCAGCACTATTAACTGTAAAATAATCATTAACTCTAAATCCTGCCGTTGAAGAAGCCACTCCTGTAACTTCAAAATCATCTGTTAAGGTAAATAAAGCTGGTGAATCATCCCACATAAAATTTTCTGCTCCAGCATCAAAATATATGTAATTATCGTTACCGCTATTCATTTGTAAGAATCCGCCAATATAATGATTATCTGATGTGGTAGCGCTAGTTGCTGTTAAAAGGTCAATTAATGTATTAGAAGCATTAAGAACGGCTGGCCTTAAATCTGAATGAACATTTAATCCTGTCCAGGTAAAAGCTAAACCATAATTAGAAAGATTTGTAGCTGTGTCAGCATTTCCAGTTAAAGCACCAGTTACATTGCCTGTAATTTGGCCTGTAACCCCTAATGTCCCTTCAATCGTTCCGTTCCCCCCTATATGGAGTGTTCCTTGAGTATTTAAAGATGTGGTCGATGAGGCATAACTTTCAGTTTCAAATTCACCGCTCGAACCAAGAGTTACATTATCTATCCAATTAGTTAATTCTGAATCCTGATATAAGTTAGTTGAACCTTCAACAGTATCATCAGTATTGATATTAAGAGAAGATGTTGCTAAATCAGTCCAATTAGAGCCATCCCACATAAGGAGATCACCATAGACAGGGGTAGTGGTGGAAACATCAGCTAAAGAACCGAGGGTCTGGCCGGTAATGTCAGTTAAGCCAGCAGGCCAAGTAGTTCGCCTCGTTCCTCCTAATATAATTCCAGAATTAACTGTTAAATCTTCACTAATATAAAGGTTTGTTGTAGTGGCATTGGTCGTTGTAGCAGAGGTTGAATTAATATTATCAGAATAAAGGTAAAGCAGCCTTTTAGTGCTTGAACCTATACGGACAGCGCTATCTTGATCAGGGTCAAGGTTTGTTGTCCACATTACCTGACCGCCAATTCTTAATAATGTTCTGCCTCCAAGTATTAAATCATCTTCAAACATTAAATTATTAGGATAAACAGAACAAGTTAGCGTTAAAGGGTCGTCAAATGTTTGGGCATTAACCCAAATAGTCCAAAAAAGGGCTAAAGATATAATCACTGCTATTAAAATTGTATGTTTTTTATCACTCATATTAATAACGATAATAAGCTAACAAGGTTGAACCTGTTTCTGGAGCAAACGACATTGTGATAGTTGTTCCAGATAAGGTAAAATCATTGCCAGACCCAGATGTTAAGAGCTGGCCATTATAGAATAATTGAAGTGAACTGGTAGGGCTGGGAGTATTGGCTAAAGTAAAAGAAGTGTTAGAACCGTCAATCGTTCCTGATGGCGTTTCAGCGTCGGCAATATTGCCTGTGGAAATCCCACCAGTTCTAATTTTTACGGTGGGTGTTAGCATAATTAATTATTTAATGATTGTTTTGAAGCGGATACCCAAGCTGTGCTTGAAGCTGAACCTAATACAATTTTAGCGCATAAAGCATTCCAATTTGTAATTTGATGTGTAACTCCAAATCTATTATGTGGAACAGTTAATTCATAACTTGTTGAAGCTGTTTTTGCTGTAGTGGTTATTGGAGTAACATCTACCCACTCAATATTAACAGCTTCTTCTGTTGTTGTTGTGCAATCGGCATCATTTGATTGCATAACATAAAAATGAGTTGTTGGCGGTGTTGAAGATGTTTTTGGAAAGAATAAATCAAAATTCAAAACATTAACATCATTACCAACAAATATTATTCCAGTTGTAGTTGCTCTTGTAGTATCAGAACCAGCATTATTATCTTCAAAGCTATAAGGAGATGTTTCTGTTCCTATAACATCAACAATTTTTGCTTCAGAATAGCCAAGCGTTTCTGATTCTTGTTCTTGTTTTTGATCTAATTTATTAATATCAGATTTAATTCCTGATATTAGGTAATAACCAGTAACCATAAGAACGACAATTATGGCAGCTGGAACTAAAATTGATAATATTTTATCTTTCATAAGTTTTTATTATTTAATTATTTTTTTACGACCTTTTTATTAAGCTGAAATCTATCCCCTTAATCTCCACTGCCTTTAGAAACAGTTTCAATGATTAAGAGGAATTCATTTCAGATTAAATTAGTAATCTAAACAAAAGATGTGCCAAGTGCCTGCTACTTCATCAAAGTCAGTGGAGCTTCCGTTTGGAGAAATTAATGCATCTGGACTCATTACAATACCAACCCCGACACTATTATCCCAATTCCACCATTCTCTTGTGTCACCGCCTTCGTCATCCTCTTTAGAGAGAATATCAGTAGTAGCGGTAGCAATACTTGAACTGGCAATTAAACCTTTATTAAAGGTAAATTCATTGCCAGCATAAGTTGATGTGCTAACAGAGAAATAAATCTTATCATCGGGATTACCTGTCTGGTCAATGACAACATCTCGGCAAAGTCTCCTTTGCCCTATGTTGACTTCCCAAGCGGATAATGTGGTAGTGGCTGTTCCAGTGGCTGCTGTTAAACTACCTGATACATAATAACCATCATAAGAACGATCAATAGTGGTTGTGCCATTACTTTGGGTAATATTACCAGTAATAGTTGCTCCACCTGCTGATACAGTTAATCCGCCAGCTGTAATAGTTATACCGCCTTCAGTAATATCAATGCCGTGATCAAAGGTGTTTGTATCCATTGTAATCGCACCTAAGACTGTCTCTTTCAATCCTTCTGCTAATTGTCCGAAGTTTAAAGTCTCAATATTTAACACTCCGCCTTCTTCAACATTAATTGAATTAGGACTCAAATATTCTGCCTTAACAAATGAGAATACAAACACTACTGCTAAAATAATCAGCGCAATTCTTTCTGGATTAAACTTGAACTTTTTCTTCCTCATAATTTTAAGACAGCGTTAGGCGGCGTTGGTGTTTTTCGATCCACCAGTACCTCGGCTATCATTATGTCCGAGAGCAAACAAGGTTGTAGAGGTGTATTGAACTTCCTTTGTGGTAAATACGATATTAGGGCCTTCTAACTTGATTGGCTGTGACTCCAAGAATTGAATACCATACTCGTCATTAATGAGAGACTCATCCTGACAAGCCCAATAACTTGTATTAGTAGTAATCCAAGGCAATTCAACTGTTTTGAATGCTGGAACTCCAGATCCGTCATATTCAGAACTACCAGGTTTATGCGCCCTTCTGATAGCACCAAGAATTTCTTGGGCAATAAAGGATTCAGGAGAACCTTTAGTGAAAATGAACTGGGTTGGAGTAGCATTAAACGGATTGCCTTTAGCATCTTTTAATGGAGACAGCGGAGACAAGGTATAGTGAGAAGCTTTTACCGCATCATAAGCAAAGTCAAAGTTAACAGTAGTGCCATCAGTGATTCTGTTGTTATTATTTGTGCCTGAATCTTCCCGTGTTTGGGCATTACTTACCAAAGCTACACTATTACCACCAGTGGTTGTAACAGAGTAATTGCCAGCGTCATCGTTCTTGGTGTAGCTTGTAGAAAACATATTGTCCACTCTATCAGCTACGATCCTTTCACGGCCGCTCATACAAGTTCTTTTAACTTCAGTGGTAATTCTGGTGAGGTCTCTTTTCTTGATCCCGAAAAACCACATCATCTTGGAAACCCTTAAAAGTTTTCCGTAATGAACTTGGGTATATGTTTGATCATATCCCTCAATTGGTGATTCTGCCTGGATGGTGGCATTATCAAGAATACGAGACATTTCACCCATACCAGAGAGAGAACTGTCTTTGGTGTAATAATCAGTAACCCCAGTAACTACATTAACATACCTCTTGTAAAAATCTTCTACAAAAGGTTTTACTTTTAGCCAAATCTTCTGAATAGCGACATTCAGCAAATCTGGGGAAGTTCCAGTTGTAAATGGAATTGCTTGTGCCATAATTACGCAGCATCAGGATTGATACCAGTTGAGTCAAAGAATCTAACAAGAATCTTATTATCAGTCGCTGAGCCAACTGGGGCAATCTGAATAACAACAGCTTCTTCAGCGGTACTATCTGTACCTGAATTATTAACGGTATTTTTATCAGTTAAAACCATTCTATCACCGTTATCGTCAGCAGAACTGCTATTAGCAGATTCAACTTCCCATTCCTGGTCTGGACTAACCAATAAAACTTTAACCTTAGTATCTGAGGAAGTAGCAGCTTCCATACAAACACCTTTTCTCTGCCAATGCTCAGTTGCAGAATCGCCTACAGTCCAAGCAGTAGCTCCGACATCTAATTCAATTAGATCACCAATAGCTAATGTCAATGAACTAATAGTGGCTTCTTCAACCTCAGCGTGGCCTTTTCTTAAAGTAAATCCTGCCATATATGCTGTTATTGGAAAGAAAATAGAAAATCTATTGTCTTTCCTTAATTAATTGTTTATCGAACTCTTTGATTTCATCTTCAGTGAAGCCCCCTCGACGTAATTGAGCCTTTTCATCAGGACTCAATGATGAGCCTTGAGAAGAAGAAGGCTTGCTCTTTCCGCCCGTTCCCCGACTGGCAGTATCCAGCCGTTTCTGAACAGAAGAACCTGCCGCTGAAACAGGAAACCTGTCTGGATGATTCTTTTTAATAATACTATGGGCTATTTCTAACTTTCGCTGGTAATCCTCAATATTTTTTGGTTCACCAGCAGATTCCAAAATATCATCAAATTCATTCCGTAATTCAGACGAATGAATGTATTCTGGGCTGGATTTAAGAAAATTATCATCAGCATCTTTCATACCTTTGAAAAGATTCTCTTTATCCATTTCAGATTTAGGAACATATCCACCATCCTTAAGGACTTTTTGAACCCTTTTATCAACAATTTTGCTGACTTCAGGGTCAATATCATCCTCCTGTGAAGGAGTGATAGGTTGAGAACTTGGTGGCGTGATTTGTTGCTTCTGTTCACGCCTTTGAGACCGAAGATTGACAATATTATCCCTGACTTGTTTTGTCAGTTTGTCTTCTTCAGCCTTCAATCCTTTTTGTTCTCGATCCTTTTCAGCATCATCGCTGGCTTCAGGAGTTTCATCTTCAGGGGCTTCTTCCTCTGAGGTTTCAGTTTCAGTTTCAGATTCCCCCTCTGATTCTTCCTCTGGCTTTTTATCGGGGTCGCCTTCCCCGCTGTCAGCTGGTTTTTCTACGGCTGGAGCTTCCGCAGGAGTTTCCTTCTCCTCGTTTTCCTCCTGTAATTCGTCCTCTGTAGGTTGCTTAACCTCCAAAGGTTGTCCCTCCATTTCAGGGACTAAATTGATTGTCTTTATCATATTTGTTTGTTTTACTTCATTTGGAGCGGGCTGAAGATTTACCCGAACAAAATAAAGCACAACCTTTAATTAAAATGACCTCCCACAAAGAGAGGTCTTGACCGCCTATAAGGAAGAAGCTACGCAAAAACCCTTATAGGCAGAAAAGACATCTCTTTTTGGGTTACGTAGCTTATATAAATTGTTAAAGTTTAATTATTATCCAACTTTTCTTTGGACTTGTAATGGCTGTTCTTGGAATTTAGCGATATTAGCTCTAACCTGATTTAGCCATTCTCTTAACTGGTTTATTCCAAGACCTGCGACTTTTGAAATGTTTCTGCTTCTAACGTCTCTTGGAATATCAACTTTATCATTCACCTCATCCCACGCCTTGAGTTTCTTTTCTATTTCTTCCTCTGTGATATTCTCGTTCCTACGAGTTAATTCGTTTTGGTAATCAGTTCTTATTTTTTCGTGATGAGTCTGATATTTCTGAATCTCAGCAGCTGGGCGGTAACTATCTGGAACAATGATATGGACTCTGTATTCTGCCCTATCAGTCATTTCTTCCATTTCTAATCCAAACTCCTCGCCTAAAAGCTCATCTTTAGCTTGGATAAATTGAACTGGAGGTTCTTCTACTGGCAGATAATCGGGCATTTCCTTGATTGGTGTATTCTCCCTGCTCATATCAGGAAATCTTTTAGCTACATCTTCTGGATTCTCACTTGGCAGCTTACTGACTGGCTGTGTGCCTGTGATTTCTTGAGGTGCTACAGGCTGTTGAGGTTTTGACTTGACCGCTTCAACCTCTGTCCTTATATCAGCAACATCGTTGCTTAAGGTAGAAAATGCTTCAATTAAACCTTTCATATTCTCGGTTAATTGGGCAATTTCTGATTTTTGCGTAGTTTCTTTTTTAGCTTGTTTTTTTGACATATATTTGAGCTATTGTCCTCTTGTTTTACTTCTGATTACGGTTAGAAGAAACCGAAAGGATGATAGCTGATTAATTATCTTGGTTTAAATCCTTCCCTTTCTCCTGAATCCAAGACTTCATCTTGAATTGAGACAGGGACTTGGATTGCGACTGGGATTATTGCTTTTTCGCCTTTTCTAAATGCGGTATCCTTGTTAAACTCAATCGTATAATTTTTTTTAATCGTTCTAACAGTGGTTATTCTCTGTCTTGCCATTTTTTCCCGTTCTTCCTGATTGGCTATTAGGAACATTATACTCCTGAATCTGTCTTTTTGGACTATGCTTTCAGAGCCGTCTGGGTAAATTAACTTGATATACTCGCAATCTTTAATATTCTTATTCCAGTTAATAACCATTGTGATATGGTTGCTTTTGCCTGATTCGTCTGGGATTAAAAGCTTTCTTGGCTCATCTATTATTATAGAGCTTTCTGGCTTATTTTTGGATGTTTTGATTGGCAATTTCATTTAATCGTTGTAAAAATTTAGTTATTCCTCTTGATTCATATTTATTTTTTAAAGCTGATTTAACCAATTCCCATTGATTGTCTTCTGATATACTCTCCGCTTTCCTGTCTTGTTTCATTTCAAGGGCAATCTTTTCAACAAAGCTCCATTTAGGGTCTCGGACTAATTTTTCTATTCCTGATTGTGTTGGTTTGTCTGTCATTTACCTATAGCCATAGCAGGTTTTTTTAATAATCCTGCTGATTGGCTGATTAAATTGCTTTTAGAGGGCTTAACTTCGTTTTTTGGTAAGATTGTTTGATTGGCTAAAGTTTGAGGTTGCTGTGTTTGTTGATCCTGGGGAATGAATAATCCTTGCTGTGGTTGCTGTTCTGGCTGTTCTGTCAACCATTCATCTGGTATCCACTCTTTCCAGTCAACCTCATATTTCTTACAAAGTTGCTTAATAGGTTTCAAAACAAGTTCTTTAGGCCACTGAAGCATTGGGGTTATAATATTAAATATTTCAAGGGTCATTTGTTTGGCTAAAGTTTTAGTTTCAATTAAGATTGATTGCCCTTTAACTGAAATCATACCTTCCCACTTTAACCCTCTTGGTTTTACCCTAAAGAATCTTGCGTCTTCTGACTCAACTAACCGTTCCTGCTCATCTGTATCAAGATTCATTTGAACTTCAGGATATAGTTTAGCATAGAAATTATCCTGATCATCCCTTTCATATAATTCAGCATCGCCTTTAATTTCCTCGTAATACCTTGCTATTAAATCAGGATTATTTATCTTAACGATTTCAGGAATAGAGTAAATCATTTCGTTGATTATCATTGTAAGTTGAGCATCCTGTTCTAAAGCGTCTGTGATATTGTCAAGAGGAGTGTTTAATCTCCTTAATCCGAACTCTGCCCTTTGAGCTGATTGATAAGCGGTTTTTTCAACTTCCTCTCCTGAAGTTAACTGTCTGCTGACTCCTGAAGCTTCATCAATAGCATCCTGCATCATTTTTATTGCTTCCCAAGCCTCTTTGCCTGCGGCTGGAACATCTACCCACTTAATATTTTTAGGGTTGCTTACTTGTTTTCCTACACCTGGGGATAATTTTATTCTGCCGTCTGAATCAATCTGGTCTGTGCCTTCGTAAAACCACATCTTATAAATAGACAGAATAACTTGATCAGAAGTCATATTGCGAAACTTATTATAAAGAATCTTATCGTTGCGGATTACTTCAGGAATACCAATGCCATAAGGAAGTTCAGCGTGCCTTAACATCCAAGGAGCGTGCCAGAGAGATAGTTTCTTATTGCCCTGGCTATCTTCTAAAGGCAATTCTTTTTCAAAAAGCTCAATGCCATCACAAATTGAGGTAAAAGCGTCATTATCAAGATTCTCATAAAAATAAACCAGCTTCATATCCTTGCCTGCAAATTTCTTAACTGATTTCTCGTATTCGGTATCCAGTAATTCGCTTTTGCCTTTCTGGATATGTTTAAATCCTGGTTCTTTACCAAATTCCTCCTTTAATGCTTTTAAGTCATACCATTTAGCCCAAGCCCAGTCCCTTGTTGACATTGGGCTGTTTGGCCTTGTCTTGTCATCTATCCAAGTCATCCAAGGGTCTAAATTCTCTCGGTATACGCCATTAAATTCCACTGAACCGCCCCTTTGGAGTTTCATTGGATAGGTTCTGGCAACTGCCCAGCCGTATTTACTAAGGTTGAAAGCGAATAGTTTAAGCTGTTGAATGGACTTAGCCAATTCCCAAGATTTCTTATAAAGTTCTTTTTGTAAAAGAGTGCTGTTTTCGTATTTCTTACTGCCTGGGGTTAATTCAACACTCGGATTTCTGGCTATTAAAATTGAAAGAGCTGTTTGGATTTTAATTAAAGGATTAACTGTAGCAACATCAGTCTGCCATTTATCTTTACCCAATTCCACAAATCTTGAAGCCCAGCCTTTATCCTCATCTTGAACTAAAATCTTCTTGCCTTTTTTGCCAAGTCTATGAGGGAGATAATCTCTGTCTGCCTGCCTCCAGATAGTTTCAAGGTTTTCGCCTAAAATATCCTTCCGGTATTCCATTAGTTCAGTTTTGATTCTGTCCCAATATTTAGATTTTCCAGGTCTTTTAACCATTATTATAAAATAGCGATAATATCTTTAGCGTTGATTGCAAACGCTTCTTTGTCTTCTAAAACCAAATCAAAAGTTGTAAAGGTGGCAAATAAAATCTTATCACCTTTTTTTAATATAATTGGCTTATCGTGAATATCTAACAGATTGTCAGCGCAAGCCATAACTTCGCCCATTTCAATCATCTGTTCTCTACCTTGAGTTTCTTCTGGTAAAGTTAAACCTGCCTTTTGCATATCCTTGGCTAAATCTTCTTTGGATTGGTTTTTCCAGCTAATTATTATTTGATTGTTTTGTGGTTTTAGATTCATAATCTTTTAACCTCCTGCTTCTCCCTTGTATCAGGGATTAGGCATTCGGTTGTTAATAAATTTGATACCATTGAAACTGCGTTTTCAAAGGCGCATCTAACTACTTTTAAAGGGTCTATTACGCCTGTTTCAATTAAATCTTCATATTGTTGATTATAGAAATTATAGCCGTTTGATTTTCCGTCAGAGCATTTTTCAATAACCGTATCAGCGTTATCTCCGCTATTCTTGGCTAATTGCCTCACACAACTCTCTAAAACTTTCTCCATTATAATCTTCCCTGCGTTCTCGTCGCCAGTAAGCTCCTGTAATGAGTTTTTTGCTTTTAATAAACCCATTCCCCCCCCTGGCAGTATTCCTTCGCTAAGAGCTGCGTTTGTAGCATTCACAGCATCTTCAATTTTCATTCTCAAATATTCTTTTTCGGCTTCGGTTAATGCTCCTACTCGGATAACTCCGATGCCTTTATCCAATCTGGCTATTCTTTCTTTAAGTTCAGGGTGGAAAATCTCTTGTTCTTCTTCTTTGAGCGTTGTTTTTAGTTGCTCAATTCTTTTCTTAATTGCGCCTTTGTCTCCGTATCCGCCCATTATTAAGGTGGATTTTTCTTTAACCACAATCTTTTGGCAATTGCCTAAATCTTCTATTGCTACATTCTTAGTTCTAACATCTTCCCCCGTAACGATTTTAGCTCCAGTAGCTGCTGAAATATCCTCAAACCAGCTTTGTTTCTTTTGTTCGGTATGTCCTGGGACTTTAATGGCTACTAATTGCGCTCCGCCTTTCATCTTACTGGCCGCTAAGATATTTAAAGCATCATCAATAATATCATCTGCTATAATCGTTAGATTGTTTAAATCTTTGACATTAACGCTCTCTAAAAGATTAGTTAAATCATAGGCAGTTGAAAGAACTTTATTGACCAGACAAACATTAGCTTCTTTGTATTCAGCAACCATTTTCTGATCATCTGTAATAAAATATGGGGAAATATAGCCGTTCTCAAGCATTATACCTTTGATAATTTCGGTTTGAATATCGGATGTAGGACTATCTTCAATATAGGTTGCTTCGCCAACCTCTGAAACTATATCAGCTATCAAAGAGCCAATTTCTTTATTCTCGGCTGATAAAGAGGCAACTTGAGCTATCTTTTCCTTGCTCTTGATTTTAACTGATGTTTTTTTAAGGTATTTCACTACTTCTTCAGAGCATTTTTTTAATCCGTTTCTGATAAATAAAGGATTAATGCCCATTCCGATCATCTTCATTCCTTCATTAAATAAGGATTGAGCTAAAACAATTGAAGTGGTTGTGCCGTCTCCTGCCATTTGGTTTGTTTTCTCGGCTACCTGTTGCATCAGCTTAACCCCTATATTCTCATACTTGTTCTTAACCTTTACTCGTTTAGCAATAGTTACTCCGTCATTGGTGATTAAGGGCTGTTCTTGATCTAAGACAACATTCCTTCCTCTTGGGCCAAGGGTAATTTTAACGGCTGAAGCGATTTTATTAACCCCTTCTCGTATTGAATTACGTGCATTATTTTTTAATTTCATTGAACTTTTAAATCATTAAGAAAATGAATCTCATCTGCTTTATATTCTTTATGGTCTTGCTGGCCGTTTCTGCGGATAACTACGCCATCTTTAGTAAATCCAATAACAGCGCCTGTAATTTCCCTCATTCCGTGTCTAAACTTAACAGTATGATTTTGCTTAAACTCTTTTAAGAGTTCATTTTTTGATTCGTTGTATAATTTTTTTGGCATTATTTTTTTATATCCCTATAAGCTATTAGAATTGAACCACTCTCAACTCTAACAATTTTCCATTCTTTGATTTTTCTTTTATTAAGAAAATCACATAATTGGTCAATTGCATAACTATTAGGAATAGATGTAAATTTAATATTTTTCCACATAATTATTTCTTCTTTTTAATTAGTTTAGTTAACGCAGCTTTGTTTAGCTTACTGATACCTGTGACGCCTGGAATCTTCTTTGCCATTTCTTTTAGCTTGTCTACGGTCAGACTGGCTAAATCGACAGAGGAAGATTTAACTTTAGGCTTAGGCATTTTAAGTTCACTAACAAACTCCACCTCATCTGCTCTATGGCGAGTGTGTTGTTCAACATTAGGGTCTTTGGCTTTAACCCAAACCAATTCAACATCCATCATAGAAAAACCGCCTACAATACCTGTAATTAGGTCAAAGCGGTCTTTGAATTGGACTAATTTGCCTACTTTGAATTTTTTTAATCTTTCATCTGTAGGCTTTTTATAGACTTCAGCCTCAAAAGCGTCTTGAGGTTGTAGCCTTTCAACTGTTTTTATTTTCATTATTCGTAGAACCCAGGATCATAACCCCCGCTCATACCCATTTCTTGTTTGAGTTGGAGTATCTTCTTCTGGGTTGCGTTTAATGGTTTTTTTGTTTTCCTTTCACGGAAAGTTTGTAAAAGATAACGAATAGCGTCTGCGGCGTGATCTTCACCTGTAGTGTCTAAATCTTCAGGCCGCTTTTCATCGTGAATTAAGGTTGGAATTGTCCTAATAGCATTGTGGCAAGTGTTGAAGAACTTTAATTTTGGCTCTGTGGTTTTATCGTGCCTTAGATACTGGTGCATTATTGTCCAGCCAGCTATCCTTTTCTTTGAACTCGGGATACATAATAATTTGTTTTTAGTAACCCTTGCCATTAAATGGGCAATTGTTTCTCCGTGTCCTTCATCTGCGAATATAGAGCTATCTGCCACTGTGTATTGATATTGTCTGCCTTCAATAATTGGATCTTCGCTTGATAACCTAACAACCTCTAAAGCATTTACATCAGCATCTTTGCCTTGTTCGTGTAGATCTGGCCTGTGTGAATAATATTCTCGGTAAACATAAGCGTTACCGTCATAATCTATCGCTACCCAATAACAGGCAAATGGAGATGCCCTGCCAAAGTCAATCGCTCTATATCTTTTCCAATGTTTCGGAATATCTCTTGGTTCAATAATATGTTTTTCTGGATTCCATTCAGTGAAGTATTGGCCTGCAAATATATCCCATCTTCCTTCTCGCCAAGCTTTCTTTAGATTATATGGCAAGGATTCAAGGAAACTGACATATTGCGGATCTGCTTTAATAAGGGTGGGATTATCCTCAACCTTGGCTGGAATGAATATTCTACCCCTGCCTGTAATCGGATCTTTATAAAAAGTGTTAGGAGGCGCTACATCAATAAATCTGGTTTTTACCCAAGCGTGTCCTGGGCCTCCTGGATTAGTTGTTAAAAATGCCCTTGGTTTTAATTCTGGTATTGTTGAACGGCAACTTGCTAATAATTTAAGGTAGCGTTCTTCGGTAGGGATTTGGGTTAATTCTTCAATCAGTAATCTTTGATATTCGTGTCCTTGATATTTTTCATAGGCATTATCATCTTTAAGGTGTCCTGTTCGTATCGCTCCGCCTTTAGCCCATTTAATCTCAACTGGCTTTCCGACAAAATTAGCTCCCATTGGTGTGTAAATGTGCCTTGCTCTTTCAATCCAGTCTGAAAGGTCATCTGCATTCTTTCTAATGACCAATCCTCTGAATCTTGGATGCTCTCTGTCTTTTGACATCCAGATAATACCTGCATCTGTTTTTCCTCCTCCTCTTGCTCCTCCATAAAGTAGCTCAAATATTCTCCAGCTTAGAGCTTCTGTTTGTGGACCTGGATGTGGTTGCCATAGGATATCATTACTCATCTCCTTTTTCTTGAGGTAAAATTATTGTTTTTACTTTTACATTACCTATTATCCGTTGTTCTTGCTTATCAGCCCAACCAAACCTATTTTTCATATTCATATACCAGCCAACAAAACTAAATTTACTATTCTTTAAATTTGTTCTACCCTGTTTTTTCCACCACGCCTCACTTAACCGTATTCCCTTTTTTATGGCGTTTGAAAATTCCTCATCTTCTTTCATCAACCTCAACCTTGTAGTTTTCGCTATATCCAACAAAGCATCTATTTCTTCTAAAGATGCCCCAACTTTCATTTCTGACTCTATTTTCTTTTTCCAATCTTCTCTTAAATCTTTAGTAGTTATTTTTGGTCTTCCTACTTTAGTCATTTTTTTGTAAATTATTTAGGTGGGCAAAACTTAGGATTAAACATACACAGCGTAATCATTTGGTTTGAATATACTCCCTGTAATAGTTCATTAGTAGAAACTATTTTATCTATGCTTCGAAACTCTCCGTCTTCAATTGGGACTTGAACTGTGATTTTTAAATATTGATTTGAGTGTTGGTTTGTAATTAACCAGATCGTAGCAATAAGATTTACTATTAAAAGAAATAATAGGATATAGGGTGTTAGCGGCGCCGTGAAAATGCGATAAAAGCGGCGGTTTAAAAATGTGGCATTTCTGGGCCTATAAAAGTAGGCCGCCGGAGACATTCCATTCCCGGCAACCAATCAACAAAGCAT